ACCTGCTAGTGGAGAAGTCGAAACACAACTTACACTAGACTTGCCCGAACCTATTGCAGAGGTACCTGAGAAGGTTTCACGTGAAACAAAACGTAAACCAAAAGGCAAACGTGTATCTAAAAAAGCTCCTGTTGTTGCAGCTAAAACATCAAAAGAAGTTACTCCTAAGAAAGCAGAGCAGCCGAAGACAACCTCTACGGTACGCAAAACAATGCCTGTGCTACAAATCGAGAAGACTACTCCGGTATTGGCACCTACACGCAGCAACGCAGAGAAACAGCTTACTGAACGATTTGAGGCGCAGTCTCCAGAAGTTAGACGCACCGCTACCGAAGTTAGTCAAGTTTACGAAAACACTGTTGGTAAGGACATCACCAACCCTGATGACCGTTTAAAGGTACTCACCCTATTAACTGAGGGGGCAACTGCCCGTGACAAAGAAGGGAATGCTGCGGTAACTTATTTAGGTAAGGTAGAGCGCCAGATTGATGGCCTGTACCTCGCCATATTCGACGTAGCTAACCAGACACCACAATTCCGTAAGACTATTGACATGCCGCAAGGTGATGTCGAGTTCTACTCTGGTATGGGTAAGAAGCCTGCACAGTTGACGTTGGATTGGGCCAAGAAAAACTTGTCCAAAGAAACTAATGCGTGGATCGACGCGACACTTGAAAAAGAAATTCGTGACATCGAGCGTATTAATAACACTGACTACATAGAGATGTTCCGTGCACGAGAAGCAAAGCTAGCCGTAAAAGAAGCAGCGGAGCAGGCACAGTTTGATGCCGAGATGCGGCAAGACTTACGTTCTAACATAGACGAGTTAGCACGTATGTTCGAGATGAAGATTACTCGCAACGCCGTGGTAGCTATGGATGCACCAATGCACCCGCGTGCGAAAGCCGCTATGAACGCTGGAGATTTAAAAGGATCGCTAGAAGCTATCTCAGGCACGACCCCCAACAACAAACTAGCACAAGTTGCAGGTAAACTCGCCAATATTGCAGGGGATACGAAGCTAGAAATTGTTGAGGACTTAAAAGACGCGCAGGGTAACCCTGTCGCAGGTCTGTTTGACCCAGAAACAAACACAGTCAAGATAGACAAAGACACCGGAACAAACACACACGTATTACTTCATGAAACAACGCACGCGGCGGCGTCAGCTACGTTGGCAAACAAAAGCCATCCGATGACTCGGCAGCTTACCAAACTGTACGAAGATACCAAGGATATGATCGACGGTGCGTACGGTGCACAGGACGTTGATGAGTTTGTATCTGAGGCGTTCAGTAATCCTGAGTTCCAAAAGAAACTGGCTACGATGAATGTCAAAGGCGAAGAAATCTCTGCCTTACAACGGTTCTTTAACTCTGTCGGAAACTTCTTGCGTAAGCTAGTCGGTATGCAAACCAAGTCTATTGACTCGGCTTTGACCGAAGCTGACCGCCTGATAGAAGCTATCCTCGCCCCTGCACCTGATTCACGGAACGCAGGTGAACTGCTTATGAACTCCACACGTTCGGGAGTTAAGCAGAAAATGAAGGACATTGGGGACATCCAGCGGGAACTTGCGCTACCACTGACTGATAAGTTTAGAGGTGAGTGGGGAGATGGGGCTGCACAATGGATACGTAACGCAGGAGACACTGTGCGTTGGGTACTGCCGAAACTGACAGGTTCTCAGGCCCTTGGTGATATTGCAAAAGCAGTCGGCCTTGGTGATCTAGGCTTACGTCTGCACCGTTCGTATGAACTTCAGCGCGGTGCTATGAACCAGTCTGATGAGCGCGTACAACAAAAAGTACGTATTGCAGACAAGTGGGCTAACAAAGTCGGCAAAGACAAGCAGGACAACCTCAACAACTTAATCTATAGCGAAGAATACGGTGCAACAATTTATCAGGTAGACCCTACTTTGACCCGTGCACAGGCGCGTAAAAAGTACGAAGGCAACACTGATGCTAGCGGCAATCCCCTGTTTAAAGTATGGGAAGCGCAACGGAAAGATTGGGATGCACTCGGCTCTGAGGGCCAGAACGTCTACAAAACTATGCGCGACATGTACAGAGAACAGTACAACGAGCTTAAAGATGTTATCTATGGGCGTATTGACGACGCCATGAAGGATAACCCTGAAGCAGCGGCTACATTGAAGAAAGAAGTGTACGCTAAGTTGTTTGAGTCTGGCACATTAGATGTCTACTTCCCGCTGATGCGTGAAGGTAAATACTCACTAGCGTTTAGCTATAAGCCCAACCGCACTAAAAACGAGCGGGATCAGTATGTCGTGCAGATGTTCGACAACTACCGTGAACGTGACCGTGCAGCAGAAATGCTGGCAGAAGACGCTGATGTAGATCAGAGCACCATCTCAACTAAAGACGGCGCGTTGGAAATCAGCGACTACACGAATGTACCTGCTACTACGTTTGTAGGTCAGACCTTAAAGACCCTGAAAGATAACAAGGTAGACCCTGATGTTCAGGCAGAGATTATGCGCCTGTTTATCGAGGCACTGCCCGAATCATCCTTTGCTAAGTCACTACAAAAACGTAAAGGTACGCCGGGGTACATGAAGGACGCTATATACGCCATGAGAACTAAGGGGTACGACCTCGGACGTCAGATTGAACGTATGCGTTACAGTGCGATCATTCGTGGTATTGAAGATGAGGTCAGTGAAGCTCAGCCTCCTGCTGATGGTGGTAAGGGTAAAGGTATCAAACCTGCGTTCGACACTGTACGTGCAGAACTGTTGGTACGTTCTAAATTCGCTCGGCAAGGCGCAGCGTTTAAAGGTCTTGAGAAGTACGTCCGTACAACAAACCAACTTGCGTTCGTATATACAATTGGTGCAAACGCCGCTTCCGCAGCGGTTAACTTATCGCAAATCCCTCTGTTCGTTTACCCGTATCTCGGGGCTAAATACGGCTATGCCGCTACGGGTGCCGCGATAAAAGAAGCTAGCGCCATCGTTTCAGGGTCTAAGATTGGTTCTGACTCAGGATCGTTTACAGGCAAAGCACTTGATAAGATCACGTTAGCCTATGGTATCGACGCATACTATGACGTCAAGAACGGTGACTACCGCGTGCGTACTGACTTGAACCTAGATCCTGAACTAGTAAAACGCCTAGAGACTATGGCCCCGCTAGTTAAAGTGGCTTCGGCACGGGGGCAGTTGACCCGTTCCTACCTGCTCGATGCTCTCGGCCTTGAAGAAGGTGGACGTCAAGCGCGTGGTAACAAGTTGCAACGAGCATTAGACATGGGAACTGGTATCTCAGCCATGATGTTTAACCAAGCAGAACGCTTTAACCGTCAGGTTACTTTGATCGCGTCCTATAACTTGGCGTTAGCTAAGGCTAAAAAAGACAATCCCAACATGTCGAGTACCAAGCAACAAGAGCTAGCGGCAGAAGAAGCACTGTACGAAACGCAGCAAACTAACGGTGGCTCGGTGCTTGAAACTGCACCTCGTATCGCGCAGGAGAATATCGGGCGCGTTGCTATGATGTATAAGACGTACGGCTTGCAGATGTACTACACCATGTTGAAGTCTGGACGGGTGGCATTGGACGCGTTTGCCAAAGACAAGAAGTTCACCGCCGAAGAACGTAAGATCGCGCTTAAACAAATCGCAGGTCTGCACGGTACAGCGATGTTCTTTGCAGGTATTCACGGTATTCCGTTATACGGTGCGGTTCAGTTGCTGGCGGACCTAATTCTGTTTGATGACGAAGATGATAAGTTCGACGACGTAGTTCGTAAGGCTGTTGGTGAAGGTTGGTACAAGGGAGCCTTCACGGAACTTACGGGTATCGACATCGCTAACCGTGTGCGTCTAACTGGGTTACTTGTCCAAGAAAACCGCTATAACAACGATCCGTCCACAGAAGAGTTTATTGGCTACTATCTTGGTGGCCCTGCACTCAGTGTTGGTAAGCGGTTCGGGCGAGGTGTGTCTGACTTGTGGAACGGTGAAACGCAACGGGGTATCGAAAGTATGATGCCAGCGGGTATCGCAAACATGTACAAGTCATCACCAATTGGTCGGTACCAGCAAGAAGAGGGTATCTATACACGCCGTGGTGACCCCATATACGATGACATGACAAGTGGTGATTTGCTTTCACAGTTCATTGGCTTCGCTCCAAGTGAGTACACCCGTGTGCAGGAAATCAATCAACGCGATAAACGTGTTGAAGGTGCGGTTACTTCGCGGCGCAGTAACTTACTCAAGAAATACTATATCGCTGTGCGTATGGGCGACCTAGCTGGTATGGAAGAAGCGCAAGAAGGAATTGCTAAATTTAATGACCGCCATCCTGCTGCACGGATAGATAGAGCGTCTATTAAGAAGTCGTTGAAATCGCACCGATCTACGTCGAAGAAGATGTACAACGGTGTCACTATCAGCCCATTGATGCAGTTCGCTATCCAAGAAAGCCGTTTAGAGTACGACCAAGGGTTTAACTTCTTCTCTGGGGATTAGCAGGTTGAAAAGAAAAGGCCCCGCAAAGCAGGGCCTGATCCGTAGGAGAACGACAGTAACCATGAGGGTGGTATGCACTATCGCTAGTAGTCTATCACACTATCCGCCAAATACGTAACCCCAAATTCCCGTTTTCAATACGAATTTCAGTACGTATACCCCAGTTTTTAGCCTCAAATATCTTGGTAGCCTGTGCCGAAGCTGACTCGGTGTCGATGCACGGTACGAATATGGAAGCCCCAATTACCATGGACTCCCAGTCTATTATGACCCGCACCCCATCAGGATGCAGATCATACGTCCGAATTATCCCCTGATCCATCATCATCACCGACATCAAATTTCATCATAATACAATCAGCGGATGGCAAGTCTAAGTGTGTACCCTTAGTCAGATACTTCTTTATCCTGCGCCCGTTACACTTCGCAATTATTTCAGTTACTAAGTGGCCGTAGTTTATCTGTAACTCCCCGCACCATTCTTTGAGCGGTTTGACCTTCACGAAGAACAACTTTGTGTCTGTCTCGTACCGTGCGACCAGCTTACCCCGCGCCACGGCCTCGGGTATAACAAGTGTGTCTATCCCGTTACCCTGTACCTTACGACTGTCATCGGTGCTTTTGATCTGTAGAATATAGCTAATGTTTTCAGCAAAGAAGTCGTTGAGTAGGTCTTGCACTGTGGCGTTCATCTCCAATGCACTACGCTTATTCTGTGGTATTAGTTCCTTTATTGCCCACTGATAGACCTTCTTAATGTCGAAATCTACCAACCCAGCGGCCTGTGCCACCATCAACCCAGATATAGTCTTAGAGACTTGCTCAGACCAAAAACGATTCTCAGCGTTCAGTTCTGCGGCTTTGTCTACACGAGCCTGTACATCTTCACATATACGCTTCACGCTCTCTAGGTTCCGCATGATGTACTGCACATACACTATCCCTGCGTGCCCGTAATTAGCGTGTAACGCATTGTCGAACGCATCTGTCTCAGCCTTAGACGTAAACTTTATACGCGGCACACGGCATTCTAGTATCCTCTGCGCCTCTGCTTTCGGCATAGCCTTGGTAGTGCTGATACGCTCGATGATGCTTGTGTTACCTGTCGTGAGTGCCATAAGTCTCCACGGCTTTCCACGAAACCGCTCGGCGTTGCTGCTAGCTGTCATTCGTGCGCGTTGTTGCCCTCCAGTAAACTGGTACAACATATCAGACGCTTGCTTAGGCGGCATGTTTGTAATTTCATCAATAGGCCAAACAAGATTGTGGTAAACCTCACCACGGTTCATCTTAGTGTTTAACGTATCGCGCTCCTGCATAATAAGAGCTTCTGGCTGTCCCCAAACACCTACAGCAGCAGCTAGGCAGGTTGTTTTACCTACCCCTGACTCCTTATTGTACAAATGTAGAGCGGCGCAATGGACGTTTGCAAACTGCATGAGGGCAGTGCCGAAACCGACACCAAGTACATACTGCTGAAGCTCAAACCCCGAACGATCCCAGAAGTGCACCGTATCGCGCCAACCCTGCAAAGAACCCTTTGGCTCGAACGCAGGGAACAAACCCACGGTCTGATTTGACGGTGGGTTAAACTCGATACCCGTAGCCGTGATCTTCTGGTTGCCCAGAATAAACGCTTCGCATTTATCGTTAGTCCATCCAAACTGGCGGTGCGCTTCTTCTGCTACGCTGTTTGCCTGTAATTCGTTAATCCATGTTGTTGTATATGACATAAGTTCCTCCATTTTCATTAAGGCCACACCTTGCGCTGACATAACTTTGCGAAATTCTTCCCGCGAAGTAACCGCACTCAGGGATAACGTAAATTCCTGCACCCCATCTCTTGGTAGGTGCAGCCTCATAACCACGGCTTCCCCTATCTCAGGGTCTTTAATTCTCTTAACTACGTATAAGTCGTTATGGTAAAGACACTTCTCATCGGGGTCCCCGTCAGCATTTGACGTTCTTATATAAACCCCACCATTCACACCTCGAAAATATGGGTGCGGGTACTTCGGTATGGTGTATTTATTTATAGGGGTAGTTGGTAACGCCAGTGCTGGCGCTTCTACTTCTACTTCTACTTCTACTTCTACTTCTATTGGTACCTCGTACAGACCTTCGGCATTTACTGCCGATTCCGCTACGCGCTTACCCAAAACAATCGGGGATTTGATCTTGCCCCAGTTAGGACAGTCCATACACACGTCAGGGTTAAATTCGTCAAAACGTGCACAGGTATAGGGGCCTTTAATAAGCTCCAGCTTTTTCAGTGTGTCATGCGGATCGTACTCGGGGTGGTGCTTAGACATGCGGTGCGCCGCTTTATCCCCGTCCACGCAGAACTTGGCGATAGATAATCCTGCACGCCACATAGGTTCGCTAACTGCTTCTTGGTTCTGAATTATCTGCGCTAGTTGTGTGCACCCTTTACCTTCAGACGTCTTTACCAGAATGTCCCGAAAGTAATTTTCTTTGTTACCCGCCAACGCATTCATAACCGCGTTCGAGCCTTGCGGCACGTACTTCGCGGGAACTGGTATCGGATCAGCCCCAAGCAATTCCGAAAACTTATCGAACTCCACGGATGGTTGCAGATCACCAAAGAAAGAAACTTCCGCAGGGGGTTCGGCTTTATAGTTATGCGTGTATGGTACGCGCAACACCCGCGCCGCGTCAGCAGTAACAGCGGGGTCAGCCCCAAAACCATGTTGCTTACATAAGTTCTTTAGGCGTGATGCTACAGGTAACCAGTCGTCTACACAGACAGGTTCAGTCAAAGGCCAGTAGACATGCACGCCGCGCCCCGAGTTAACCATAGTCGGCTTCGGAAGTTTCAGCGTAATACAGAAAGCTCGTAGTGCCTTAATCGCCGCGTGCTGTGACACGAAGTCTTTACTAGCCCCGCAATCTAAATCAAGGAAGAACGCCCTGAGTTGTTTTACGTTATCTACTCTACGGTTTCCGGCTTCGTTCAAAGTACCTAATGCAAAATAAACATCGTAACCTTCGCCATCTAAGTTACGTGCTGCATCAACTACTGCGTCGATAGAGGTATAGAATTTCTGCACCCTACGTTCGTCGGTCTGACGAAACGCAAAGACACAGAAGGAACCCTCACTCCCCAACGTCTTTTTTAGAAAAGTTGTCGTTTCCATTTCCACCACCCAATACCGAAAGACACTGCGGCAGGGGTGTCGGTACACCCTCTTCGGTTAAACCTATCCGCAGTGATAAATTATCGTGTTGGGTGTTACTCGTCGTCCCAGTTGTCGATAATCGCCCCCAAGTCGTTGTCTTCATCAGGCACAGATGCGGCCTTCTTTGTTACTACTTTGGTGGGTTCCTCTACGGGAGTGGTGTCACTTTCTTCTGCGAACAGTGGTTGCGGCTCTGCTTTTTTAGGGGCACTTATTTTTGCTACGGGTTTCTTATCCGTACCATCTGTCTGTGCAACTGTTAATGTAATAGCCTTCAAAGTATCAGGAGCATCTTTGAGTTCAACTACGGCTTCTAGTTCATCCTCGTTGAGAGGACGCACAGCCTTGAAGAACAGTTTAGGGGTACTACTGTTTTCATCGAAACGCATATTAGTAACGATAGCTACGGCAGGAGTATTGTGTGCCTGTAAGAACCGTGCGTAGGCTTGCATCGGCATCTTACCATCTTTTGTGTCACCAAAAACAGAGGTCGCGGGTAACTGAAGTTGGTAAACCTTAGTAAGATCACCCTCTAACGCAACAGCAAGACGCTGAGCAAAACGACATGCGCGGCTCTCACCTTGCCCAGAACCTTTGACGTTCTGTGGGCAGTCCATACAGCGGGTAGCTTGGCGGTTCCCCGCTTCTACTTCTGGTGCTGGAGCTTGGGTATCTGCTGACCAACACTTAGGTGGGGCAGGGTTCTGTGGGTCGTACACACCTTCGTAGTAGGTACGAGAGATCGGTGCCGCGTTGACAATAACTATATTCATACTGTCTTCTTTACTTACGGACACTTGCTCACCGCCAACAAATTCACGGAACTTGCCACCGTTGAGGCTAATACGGCGGCGTTTTTCTCCACCACCAGAACCACTTAACAGGTTATCATTAACACCTTGGAGTGACTTATATAGGTCACTGGTGGCGATCGCATTGTTTCCAAACAAGGTAACGTCTGACATCATATTCTCCTTACATATCTTCATCTAAATCGACGGTTACTGGATCATGTTCCGTAAAGTTTACGGAGCCTAGACTACCAATACCGACAGGGGACACAGCAGCAGATGTGCTGATCTTCTTGGCTTCTTCTTGTGCAGTCAGTGCTTTTGACACGTCTCCAACACAAAAACGGTAGGTGTTACCTACCTTAATATAGGTGTCTTTGGGGATGTTACCCTGACGCACCCATGCTCTAATGGTTGATACCGATACCGAAAAATGTTTAGCCAATTCTTCTATTGGCACGAATGGTCCTGTCATGATTTTTTCCTCACAGATATGACGTATTCCGAATCGGTGTTTAATCCCTTGGGCACCGTATCGGGGTTCTCTTCAAGAAACTGCCGTACACATGTCTGGTTCAAACGCTTCTCGAAAAACTCAGGTACATCGTGCTCAAGAATAAACTTGTGCATGGATTCCCAGTCGCTTGTCCAGTAACGTGTTTTTACAGAACGGTAAAACAGACCTTCTGAAGTCTTTACACTCTCCACTCCCTGCTCTTTGCAGTAGTCGAGTAGTGCGCCTTTGACCTTATCTAGTTGCCTAGTAAGCTCGTCGTCTTGCTTTTTGAACTCAGCCGATACATCGGCTTTCTTATTCCTGATCTTCAAATACACCCTTGTTAGCTTTTCTGCTAACCCTTTATCGTCGCTCATTTTATTCTCCTGTAGTCGCTCCAACACATGTTGGGAAGTCCACTATAGTGGCGTATTGTACCTTAGTCAAGTATTTCTTTGTAAAGGTCAATCATTTTTGTGTGTACGTCTAGTCTGTTATCTAACAATGCGTAAACACGTTTCTCTACGGGGGAACCTTGGAGCTGTACGATGGTGCATTTAGAATCTTGTCCTGATCTATGAACACGAGCATTAGCTTGCGCGTATGTTTCAAGTGAGCTTGTTGGCCCCCACCAAACCACCGTGTTCGCCGCAGTCAACGTGACACCATGTGCCGCTGATTGAGGTTGGATCACCAGCACCCGAGGGTTGTCGGTAGTTTGGAATCTGTGGAATATCTCAGTACGTTTCGTCGCAGGGACATCCCCACGTATGACCTCAGTGGTTATACCCTCGTCGCGCAACTTACCTGTCAGTATATCAATAGTGTGTCGGAACGGTACGAACACGAGCACCTTCTTGGAACTCTCGTCGATAACCTCACGCAGAACTTTGTATCGGTGTTTGATGTCAAACTCTAGTGTGTGACCATCATCGGTATAGACTGCACCAGAAGAGATTTGCAGGAGTTTGTTCATGTTGACTGCCGCGTTAGCCGCCGTGATCTCCTCCCCTGCCGCTTGCATCACCATACGTTCTTTCAGTAGCTTGTAATACTTCTGCTGTTGCCGTGTTAATTCTACTTCCCGTGTGACGTACACCATGGGCGGCAGGTCTAGGCACTCATCTTTGGTAAATCTGATCGCAGGTTGCAGTGCCTTGTACACCGTATCAGTGGCAGTTTCTTTTGGTATCCATTTGAATTGCGTGAGCTTAACCATCACTTGATCGCGGAACGACCCAAAGAAACGTGGTACAGAATTGGGGTTAGCTAACTTAGCTAATCCGTAGGCGTCGAGCGGAGACTGCGCCGCAGGGGTACCCGTCATCATCCACAACCACGTGTTGGGGCCTAACAACTTATACAGGGTCTTCCACCGCTTAGTCTGTGGGTTCTTGTAGTGTGTCGCCTCATCTACAATAATCAGGTCAAACCCACCCTTTGCGATGTCTTCCGAAACGATCTCGACACCATCGTAGTTAATGATAACGAAGTCAGAACCGTTGTTAATTATCTTCTTGCGCTTTTCTTTTGCACCGTAGGCCACATCGACTGTGCGGTGCATGGCGAAGCTGAACAGGTCTGCTCTCCACGCCGAATCCATAATAGATAGGGGGCAGATAACAAGCACACGGTTGATCTTACCTTGCTTCATTAGGAAGTCAGCCGCCCAGATAGCAGATGCAGTCTTGCCTGTACCCTGCTCGTTGAAACAGAATGACCGTTTGTTCATGGTGAGAAACGCAGAGGTAACCTTCTGGTGTGCGAAGGGTTTGTACTGCCCCGTCCACGCATACCTACCCTCTATGGGTGACGGCACCTTCATGCCAAGGTTCTTTAGGACGTGAGCTTCTTCTAATCCCCAGTTGACGAGGACTCTGTTATCTTGCAGTTCTTTACTCTTTGGTATCACGGTTGTAACTTTTTGGGGGTTACGAAGCCGCAACAAGAGTGCCTTGTTGTTAAAAATTTCCACAGTGTTCTCCGTCGCAACGCCCGTGTGGGCGCGGTTTTGTTAGTGCAGCACTAACGCTTTTTCTTATAGTTCCGTGCGCGGTTCGCGCTTGCACTTTCTATTTTGTATCCATCTTTGTTTGAACCGCCCTTAGACAGTGCTTTGTTATGGCTAACGTCCTTGCCCTCACGCTTGTCCGCTTTGCCATTCTTGTTAGCGTCTACACCCGTCTTGTCCACAGCTCTACGTGCACGTTGACGTTCCATTCGCGCTTTAAATTCTTTGCTATCAGTAGGTTTGTTTGTTTGTTTCTTACGGTCTTTCGGGTTCTTATACGGCATCAGTTGCTCCCGTTGTGAACGCAGACTGTAACGGGACAATACCGTTTACACAGCCCACTAGGATTAGGGTTCCAAACATTTGTTTCAGCCGCAGAGCGCATACGCTCGTATTTTCCTAACCATTTCTCCCAGAGTTTAGCTTTATTAAACTCCGTGTATTTATCTTTAATCAGGTCGTTGCTAACAACAAACAGCAAACCACCCCTTACTTTCTTTACCTGTGGGTAGTGAGCGAACACTGCCAAGGCCATCAGTTCTAGCTGGCCTTTGTCAGCGTACCGTGAGTTCTTACCAGTCTTATAGTCAATCACCCACGCTAGATCACCATCTAAGATAATCAAATCGGCAATGCCTCGGAACCAAACGGTGTCATCATAGAAACCGCACGGCTCTAAGTTCTCGGTCAGCCCCATCTTGCGTTCGCATAGCTTCTCACCTGCCTTGGCATTCAATGAGTCGAGCATACCCTGTGCAAAATTAAACTTCGGGGGGAGCGGTGTGCCCTCCCCGATATAGTCTTCAGCAGACTTATGGAACTCGGAACCATAACGAATAGCTTCTGTCTCAACAAACGGGTACTCTTTCAGTATTTTCTCATGGTAAAACTGTTTCGGGCATTGCTCGAACGCTTTGATCTTACTGAAAGACCACGGGGCTACTTTCGTCACTCACATTCTCCGTATGATTTGCCTGTACCTGATTCGCAGTTTATCGGTAGACCCGCCGCCCAATCAGGCGTCCAACTCATACACTCCTCGATGTACGCTTGTGCTTCTGCGACTTCTGCATCGGGCACACAACACACAACGGAATCGTGCACGGTTAGCACAACGCGATGTCTCTTAGCTATTTGTAACATTTGCTCCCCAATAATGCAACGAGCTATCGCCTGACATACATTCTCAATGACCTTTCCACCATAGATACGGGTTCGGCCTCGCCTTGTTTTATAGGTGTATTCCAGCTTACCTTCTTCGTCGTACTCGGCCTTGAGATCATCGTACCGTAACAACAAACCAGACGGTAAACGTATAGCCTTCTCGTATCCATCGACTTCTAGTACACCTTCAAGACCAAACTGTAACGTGTCACCATTAGCTAGATAACGCACCATGTTCTGCGCCTCGCGCCACACTTGGCTGATCTTCCAGTTGGCCTCACGGTAGATGTTGATAACCCGCCGTGCCTCGTGCAACTCCATGTCAAACCCAAACGACTGTAGCTGTGCTTGGAACTTAACTGCACCCATACCGTAACCTGCACCGAGGATAGTGGTCTTGCCCACGAACCGTTGGTCTTTCGTTACCTCATCTTCTGGCACGTTATAGATAGTAGACGCCATTTTGACGTACACATCTTCTTTGTTTCTGAACGCTTCAGTAAGATTATCCTGCCCTGCAAACCATGCCAACACCCGCGCTTCGATCTGCGCCGAGTCACAGTCAATCATGGTGTAACCTTCGGGGGTAATGATGCTACGCTTTAACTTCTTACCATTAGGCCCTCGGCTAGGCAGGTTCTGTAGATTGATCTTGTCATCACCACCCCACCGTCCAGTGTGCGCGGCGTAGTATCTAACGGGAACCGGCAAAAGCCCACGTTTAGATATATCTATAAACCTCTGAGTACGTGTCTCTTCAAGGGTACTTTTTGTGCCCAGACGTGCGGCAACCAAAGCCTGTACCTGATCGTCGTCATGTTCCAGCAAAGCCTTGAACGCTTCATCGGTCTTAGCAAACGCCAGTGTTTCCTTGCCTGTAGTAAGACTGGTCTTCATAGGCGGGATTACCCCAAGGGACTTGAGCACTTCCGCAAACTTGGGGTTACTCATCAGCTCCTTCTTATCGGTAACACCTGCGTCTGTTAACAACTTATCCTTACGATACTTAATGTCTTCGAGATGTGACTCAAGTAAGCCAGTGTCGAGTTCAAGTATCGGGTCGATAAACATACGCAGAGTTAAGTCGATTATCTTGAGTTCCTGTTTCGGAAACTCTTTCTGCATAAAGATACTAAACAGTTTGTAGGTAAGCTCCACGTCATTGACGCAGTAGTCACCGTAACGGTCTAGTTCCTCTGGTGTGAAATCGGCTCGTCGCTTTCCGATAGCACTGAGGACTTCGGTACCCTTAGCTCCGATATTGTACCTTTCAGTAAGCGACTTGAGACTGCCACCAACTTCCACCCCATGAAGAGCACGGGCGATGCACAGAGTATCGGTATAAATCCTAGGGCGAACAGCAAAACGCCAGCTAAGAATGGCACCATCAAACAGAGTGTTATGGCAGAGAACCATAGACTCTTCCCAATTAAAGGTGTGTAAGTATGTTTTAATCTGTTCATGTGTGCCACTCGCCCATTCTGTAGGTTCATTATTAACCTTGATCCCCACACCGATCACCTCAAATTGCGGGTCACGGATGTAGGATTCAGTGGTCATTTTTGACAGGGAAAACTCCCTGTCATAGTATGTTTCAAAGTCTAATGTGATTAAATCCATTAGGTCTCTCTCCCCGCAAGCTCACCACCGCACGCCATATAACCTGCACCATCAACCCAATTATCTGAGTGCCATGGATTAGATTTGATACGTGCAACTTTGAGCAGGTTCATCATTACTGCGACATCGGTAGCCTTTACTTCGTGGTCCAAATGAACCGTCCAGTATTTAGCTATCGTTGAGAAGTTATTCTCCATGTCGCCATGGTCAGACGCACGATCCTTGGTAACGTACGCCTTCGCAGTGTCGAGGATGTTAGCCCGTGTTACCTCTGAAGAACGCTGTGATACGTTCCCAGAGGATTGAGACTTTTTTACGGGGCTTTTCGCTTCCTCCGCACGCATGGTTGAGCCGACAGACCCGTTCTCCCCTATACTGGAGATGTTCTGCATTAACTTGTATACGTATCCGTACGACACACCCGTTGCTTTAGATACTTCCGCTGGTGTAGCTGTTTTATTCTTAACTAAGTACGCCCACACTTTGTTTGCTTTTACTGGTTTTTTAGCCATTTTCGTTCTCCTAGTTTTCGCAATCCGCTTTCGCGGCGTTTCTACGGGCAACACCCGCATACCATTTGAAAAGGTACCGCATGGGTGACCATTTCGGTGCCATGGAATAGGCTGTCTCACATTTCCCTGCGAGGTCTTCCCAATACCATTGGCTTTTTGGTTCCTTAGACTCTGGCATTTCGCACCTGCCAAAGAATGCACGACTTACCCCATTGAGTCTTGCCGCGTTTACCGCTGTCTTCAACTCGGGATTCGTTGGATAGTTCTGAGATGCGTGGTTGAACAGACACGTATGGTCGGTTCAGTTCACTTGCTACCTGCTCGGTACTGAGCGGGGCAGTTGCTTGTAAGAGTAACCTGTAAACCTGTTCACGTAAGGTTAGCTTCTTATCTTCGTTATCTTCAGCGGCGGCGAGGCTTGTGTCTCGATGCTGATAGCCAATACCTTTTTCTGTATAGCCCATATCGTTCTCCAGTTTGCAGTGCCTAAACAGGTGAGCCTTCAAAGTCGAACTCAAGCTGTCGTGAGTCGCGGTGGATACCGCCAACATAGACCAGCACGTCATCTATGTTATCTTCGTTGATGACAAGAGATATGCCACCGCTATCTTTTATATCAGCTAAGTTCTTTTCTTGCAAGGGAGTTGGTTTATTTCTACCTGCCTTACATTCTATACCAAAGAATGCGCCCTCGTGACAACCTATGATGTCAGGGACGCCACTCTTACCGAACCCCCCAGTGACGGGGTAAAAGTAATAAGCACCTAACGTCTTTAGATGTGTGGTCACTTTCTTTTTGACCTTAGCTTCAGGTGTCATCGCCATCTTGTTCTCCTAGGGGTTTGTCTGTAATCTTCCCACCGCAATGCGTGCATTGTAGTGTGTACGGCTCATCAATTTCTTTAAGTAGTTGCATACACCAAGGGCATAAACCTTGCTCTAATCGTTTTTGTACTTCACCTTTTTCCTGCATAGCGGATTCTCCGTGGGAACTGGTATCAAAAATAAGGTGGG